TATGACACCAGAACAAATATTAAATAACTACACAACTGTTATTGAAACGGAATTTGGATATACTGAAAATAAAATTATTCAAATGATGAAAGAATATGCTCATCTCATGTGTGAAAAACAAAAAATAATTTGTGCAGACATAATAAGATATAGTGATGATTATGACGGAGTACCAATTGATTATGAATCAATTATTCAATGTAAAAATGCAACTGAAATATGACAGGAGTAAAACATTCACAAGGAAAATTACCTTATTTTACAGTTCTTATTGAACAATTTCCGTTAGCAATAAAAGAAGTTGTTAAAAGAGCTGAATATGGTCATCAAAAGTATATTGAAACAGATGCTGATTATAAAAATTGGCAAAGAATTGAAAAAGCTGAAACTTGGGAACAACTTAGCAAAACTTTAATTGAAGATGTATGTGGAGGACTTTTACCTCAAGAAGAAATTGATGAATTGATTAAATATCATTCTGAAATGAAATTTATTGCAGGTGGAAGATACTTATATTATGCAGGAAGATTAAATAAGTTTTTCAATAATTGTTTTTTACTAAAAGCTTGTGTTGATAATAGAGAAGATTGGGCAGATTTATCTTGGAAATCTGAATCTTGTCTTATGACAGGAGGAGGGATTGGAGTGGACTATTCTGTTTATAGACCAAAAGGTACTATAATCAAAAGAACTGGTGGACATGCTTCAGGAACAGTCTCAAAAATGGAAATGATTAATGAAATTGGTAGAAGAGTAATGCAGGGTGGTTCAAGAAGGTCAGCTATTTACGCCTCATTAAATTGGAAACATGGAGATGTTGAAGAATTTTTACATGCTAAAGATTGGTATAATATGCCAGTATCAGGAGCTTTTGATGAAAATGGTAATCAAATCACTATCGGTAAGTTAAAAGAACTTGATTTTAATTATCACGCTCCTCTTGATATGACAAATGTTTCTTTAAATTATGATAATGAGTTTCTTGAAGAAATTTATGGAAAAACTTTTGATGAATTAAAAGAAATTTATAAAACAGAAGGAGTTATGGGAATTTTTAATCTTCCGATAATTTCTTTACCTATTATCTTTATTGAAAATTGCAGACAAGCATTGAAAACAGGAGAACATGGACATAGTTTTAACTTCTTTGAAAAAGTAATGGAAACATTAAGAAATGCGTGCTGCGAAGTTACAAGCTCTGATGACAGTGATGTTTGTAATTTAGGTTCTGTAAATATGTCAAGAATTGACAATATTGAAGAATTTGAAAGAGTTAATTATTTAGCATCTAAATTCTTAGTTTGTGGAACTTTAAAAGCTACTTTACCGTACCAAAAGATTTATGAAGTAAGAGAGAAAAACAGAAGATTAGGTTTAGGTTTAATGGGTGTACATGAATGGTTGCTGCAAAGAAATTACAAATATGAAGTTACTACTGAATTACATGATTGGTTAAAAGTTTATAAAGAACAAAGTGAGATTGGTGCTAATCAATTATGTAAACAGTTAAACATTTCAAAACCAGTAGCTTATAGAGCTATTGCACCAACAGGGACAATAGGAATTATGGCAGGAACAACTACGGGAATTGAACCATTATTTGCAGTAGCTTACAAAAGAAGATATTTAAAAGGTAATAAAGAATGGCACTATCAATATGTAATTGATGGAACTGCTAAACTTCTTATCAGTAAATATGGAATACATCCTGATAATATTGAAACAGCACTTTCTTTATCAAATGATTATGAAAGAAGAATTAAATTTCAAGCTGATATTCAAGATTATGTGGATATGAGTATTTCTTCAACAATTAATTTACCTTCTTGGAATACACCGTTAAATAATGAAAGTAGAGTTAAAGACTTTGCTATGACTTTGGCTAAATATGCTGTAAGATTAAGAGGTTTTACTTGCTATCCTGATGGTAGTAGAGGTGGACAACCCTTAACAATAGTAGATTATAATGAGGCAAAGGAAATGGAAGGTCAAGAATTTAAAGAAGAATTTTTTGATGTCTGTGACCTCGCACATTCAGGCACTTGTGGTGTATAACTAATTTTTTAATGAGTAATGTAGGAAGACCTAAAAATTCAAAATATAAAATAGAAGATTATATAGGACAAACTATTAATAGATGGACTATTATAGGATTCTCTCACTTAAATAATAAAGGTGAGCAGTATTGGGATGTAAAATGCTCTTGTGGAAATACCGCAAAAACCAGAGTTTATCCATTAGTAAAAGGTAAATCTTGCGGTTGTAAATCTTGCAGACCACAATCTACAATTATGGTACTTGAAGGTTGGAATCCAAGTATGGTATTTTCTTCCCAATATTATTACTCTATTATGAGTGGAGCTTCTATTAGAAATTTAGAATTTTTAGTCTCTCCTACTTATATCAATGAGTTATTTATAAAACAAAAAGGTAAGTGTGCTTTATCAGATATAGATTTAACTTTTAGTAAAAGATTTAAAAACCACGATGGAAATGCTTCTTTAGATAGAATTGATTCTAAATTAGGTTATATTGAAGGAAATATTCAGTGGGTACATAAGACTATAAACAGTATGAAGTTGAATCTTGATGAAAATGTATTTTTAGATTTTTGTAGAAAGATAACCATTAAGAATTTTAATCTATTATGAAAACATGCAATGACTGTGGTAAAAACCACAACAACGGTAAATGTCCTAAATGTGGTAGTAGAAATGCTACCACATGGGAGGATGAAAGTGTTAAAAAAGAAAAAGATAAATATAACAATAAACCATTTCCACATATAACAAAATGATTTATTTATTTACAAGTGATGGACACAGAGATAGTGTTAATCTTAATAATTATGCAACAACAGAACAGGAACTAATTCAACTTGTTCAAAAACATTATGAAGAAATTTATTGGGATGCTAAAATATTAGAACATAAAGTAGATTTCTTTGAAAATCAAATAGTTACAAGCTATTTAGAATATGGTGTGTTAGAAACACATATTACTCATTTCTTTACAGTTGATAAAATATGATAGAATCAAACAAATTAATGGCTAAATTTCTTGGTTGGAAAGTAGATTATGGAGATAAATGGATAACAAACCATAATCAAGTAGAATTTGAATATGATTTTCAATTTGATACAGATTGGAATTGGCTTATGTCAGTTGTTGAAAAGATTGAAGATTTAGGTTTTACTGTTCATATTGGAGGACACATGTGTAAAATAGAAAATATTGAGCAAATGATAAAAGCAATTACTTTGCAACCAACAAAAATACAAGCAGTTTATTCAGCTTGTTTACAATTTATACAAAATGAAAACAAATGATTCAAAATTATTACTGAAAGAATTACATGCTATGTATTCAACAATACCTGACAGATATGATTATGAAAAAAACACTTCTGAAATAGAAATATTAGAAAGTCAATTAAAAACAGCTTATGAGAATATTGACAAACTGAAAGACATTCTAATACAACTCATTAATTATTTAGATGAAAACAACAATTAGATTTATTATTGAATTAGAAATGGAAGTAGAAATTGAAACTACTTTAAAATCAGGATATTACGAATTTGATGATTATGAGGAAGAAGAACATATCAAAGATGAACTTGATAGGATTCAAGAAGAAATTATTGACAATATAGATATTCCTGAAAATGAACAGTGTCAATATGTTAAACAGTCATTAAACTTTACAACTTTACAAATATGGCAAGCACAGCAACAATCAGAATAATTCAAAATAATCAACTTTATGTAACTTTTCATGTTCAATGTGATGGTTTATATTGGGTTTTAGGCAAAGAAATAGCTGAAAAGTTAATCGAAATACAAAATAATCAAGATATTGAAAGAGTAAGAGAAGTAGTTAAAATATTAACTTTACATTTTCTACAAAAAGACACAATTGATATTGTACTAAATGGAGTTTATAATTCAGGAGACGATGTTTATGATATTGTACTAAATGATTGTGAAGTTTATAATTACACACTTAGTATAAAATACAATAATAAATTTATGAAACTAAAAGAATTTCACAAATATGTTACAAGCAATACTTGATAAGTACATCAATTCAGAGGTGTCCAATAGCCTCAAAATTCACACCAATTCTGAAATGAGTAAAGCTATCATTGAGACATTTAAGTTGATTATAGAGGACATAGATATGCTTATAACCAATTCTGATGATGACATTTGCAGAAATAAATATCCTGCTTTATTTGTAAGAGATTTAATTGAACAATATTACAACGAACAATGCAAATAAAAACAAAATCAGAATTATTAAATTCATTATGAGTAAAATTCAAGAAATAGAAAAAGCTTTAGAACAAGCTAAAAAAGAAGAGCAATTAAAATATAGACTATCTGAACTTGAGCAATTAAATAAAGATTTTCTTGGTAAATGTTTTGGAACTCATACTTTTGATAGAAATCACGCAGCAGCTCACATGAGTGCTGTTTATT